GAAACCTGTACATTCAAAGCCTCTCTGTATTCTCCATTAGGTATTAACCTTTCGTCAAGGTCTAAATTCATACGACCTCGAACAAAACTATTTTTTATTTCCGGCATTTAATTAGTGTTTTATTTGTTTTGACTTACCTCTAAGTGTTTGAACTAACTCTTCTATTTTTAAATTTGATAATCTTAACTTTGCTTGTCTAGTAGCTGCAAACTTTTCTTTTTTATATCTACGAACTATATACTCAGGTATATTTAGTTTAGTAGATAATATACCATATATTATACTTTTGTACATAGCTTCTTCAGCAAACTTATGTACTTGCATTTCACCGTCAGTACCTAAACTATCGCTGATATAATCCAAAACTATAGTGCTACCACTTAAGTTAGAACTAAAATTTATTAATCCTCTTAATTCATCTATATAAAACGATCCATTATCCTGAGCATGCTGAGGGTCTATACCATAACGTCTACCAACATTAGCTTCAAATATATGATCGTCATAATCATAATCGTGTTGTGTGTTTTCTGATGGCTTGCTAGATTTATAATTACTCCAAGTAGTTGAGTCTGTATTGTTACTCACAAAACCTATAACATCACCTGTTTTAACACTATGACCATCAGCTATAGGATGTGAAAGTTCTACTGTTGAAGTACCTACACCTATAACTCTAATAGCGCCACTACCATAATCAACATCATTGTTGTTAACAAAAGCTCTATGGTTTATAAACATACCAATCTCAATACCAGTAACACTAGCTACGTTAACTACAGTTTTATTTTGTGACTGATCATCAGTATCTGCTGTAGCTGTTGTTTCTATTAAAGTTTGATCATATAATCTTCTACCATAACCTAAATAGTTAAATCTAGTTATTTCTATTTGTTGATTAGTTGTTGCTGTAGCTTCTTTATCGGAAGTACCGTTTTTATTTTCTAATGTAATAGAAGTGATACCAGCAGTTGTTGTTATATTATGTATAAAACTAGCATTAGCTAAATTTAATCCTTTTACTTGCATACCGTGAACTAATATACCGCTGTAGTCACCATCTAAAACAACAACATTACTACCATCTGTTAAAGTAGCAACTGGCTTTATTACGTGATCTCCATCAGCATCTTGATAATAGTGAAAAGGATTTGAAGTTTTACCTAAAGTAGGGTATAGTCTATGTTTTATACCAGAAGTGTCTGCAAAAGAAATTTTAGTGTAGTTAACATAGTCTTGAGGAAGTTTCATTGTTAGCGAAGGTGGTAACAAT